GGTGGAGATCCCGCTCGATTGGACGCTGGAGGCCGAGCGCGATCGCCTCGACGACTACCTGGCACAGCCGCTAGCCAACGTTTACGGGCTGCCGATGCGGATCACCACACAGGCGATCGACTCGGGCTACCTCACCGACGATGTGCTGGCCTACACCCGCACGCGGCGGGGCCGTGGGGTGTTCGCGGTGAAGGGCGCCAGCACCTACAACCGGCCTATCCTCAACCGGCCGAGCAAGGTCGACATCAACTGGCGCGGCCAGACCATGAAGAACGGCGGCGAGCTGTGGATCATCGGCGTCGACACCGCCAAGCACGCGCTGTTCTCGCGCCTGGCGGCTGACCGCAAGCGGGCGCTGCCGTCCGACCGGCTGATCCACTTCCCGGCCGGCCTCGACGAGAGCTTTTACTCGCAGCTCACTGCCGAGGTGTGGGATCCCAATCAACGGCGCTGGGTGAAGGTCCGGCCGCGCAACGAGGCGCTCGACGTCTGGTGCTACGCGCTGGCGGCAGCGCACCACCCGACGCTGCGGCTGCACACCTGGCGTGAGCCGCAGTGGGCCAAGCTCGAGGCGGCGCTTGAGCCGGTCGGCGGCGATCTGTTTGCCCAGCCCATCGCCCCGCCACGCACGGATGCGGCCAAGACCCAAAAACCCGCTGGCCCGCGCCTGCCGCGGCGCGTCGGCGGACCCAGCCACTGGTAGGAGGAGCCGATGCCCGACTTGATCGCCGACTTCATCGACCGGATGCTGACGCACTGCCCGGACATCGACGTCGCCCGGGCCGACCGGCTGGCGTACGACCTGCGCCAGCGCTGGGGCGGGGAGCGGGTCTACGTCAGCCGCAACCCACGCGGCGTGCAGACCGAGACCGGACTGCGCCTCGGCGTGCTCGACCCGCGCTCGGTGTCCCGCTGGACGCGCGCCCGCCGCCTCTGACGGTGCACGGATTGCCTTAACGGCCGGCGCATGGGCGGCCAATCTCCGCCCATGCTTGACGTGCCGACCACCGAGCCGAGCTCCGTCACCGCCGGCGACACGCTGACCTGGTCGCGGTCACTGGCCGATTACCCGGCCAGTACCGGCTGGGTACTCGCCTACGCGCTGGTCTGCGCAGGCCAGCTCATCACCATCACCGCCTCCGCCTCCGGCGACGAACACATCGTCAGCGTCGCGGCTGCCACCTCGGCGGCCTATGTGCCGGGCACCTATGCCTGGCAGGCCACGGTCACCAAGACCACCGAGCGCTACACCGTCGGCACCGGCACGCTGACAATTCTGCCCAACCTCGCCGCGCAGGGAGGCGGCTATGACGCGCGCACCCACGCCGCCAAGACCCTGGCAGCACTGGAAGCGTGGATCGAGTCGCACGACATGGCGGTCGCTGACTACCAGATCGCCGGCCGGGCGATGCGCTACATCTCGATTCCCGACCTGCTCAAGCTGCGCGACGCCTACAAGGCCGAGGTCGCGCGGGAGACGGCAGTGGTCGCTGGTACGGGTACCCGCCTGGTGGTGCGGTTCTGATGGGCAAGAAGCGCGACAAGCTGCCGAAATCCGCGGCGCGCATGTACGGTGGCGCCAAGGCTGGCAGATTGGCGATGACGGCGGGCACCAGCTCCGCCGACGGCGAGTTGGCCGTCAGCCTTACCGCGCTGCGCAACCGCAGCCGCGCCCTGGTGCGCGACGAGGGCTACGCCAAGCGCGCCAAGAAGATCGTCGTCAACAACGTGATCGGTCCTGGCGTCGGCCTGCAGGCACAGGTCCGCAGCACCCGCAACCGACTCGCGGCGCGCGTCAACGACGCCGTCGAGCAGGCGTGGCGCGCGTGGTCGCGGGCCGACAGCTGCCATACCGGCGGCGCGTTGCACTTTTCCGACTTCGAGCGCGCGGCGATGTCCGAGGTGTTCGTCGCCGGCGAGTGCTTTATCCGCTTGCACCCGTCGCGTTTTGGCGGCTCCGCAGTGCCCCTCGCGCTAGAGCTGATCGAGCCCGAGCGCATCGCCGACGACTTCGAGATCAAAGCACCCGCCGGCGCGGCCGTCACGCTTGGCATCGAGCACGACGAGTTCCACCGGCCCATCGCGTACTACGTCCACCGCATCCACTCCAACCAACTGCGCCTGTCGCCTGGCCGGCAGATCGACGAGATCCTGCGCGTTCCGGCCGACCAGATGCTGCACTTGCGGCTGATCGAGCGCTGGCCGCAGACCCGCGGAGAGCCGTGGCTGCACGCCGCCATCAAGCGGCTAAACCAGTCCGGCGAGTACGTCGATGCGGCCGTGGTCAACGCGCGCATTGGCGCCTCCAAGGTCGGCTTTTTCGAGTCGCCCGACGGTGACCCGAATGCGCTTTCCGACCAGACCGAGGCCGACGGCACGCCGTCGATGAAGGTCGAGGCCGGCGAGTTTACCCAGCTGCCGCCCGGGTACAAGTTCAACAGCTGGGACCCGGCGTACCCGACAGAGGCGTTCGACCCGTTCATGCGCGCCGTGCTGCGCGCCATCGCCGCCGCCGTCGACGTCTCATACGAGTCGCTCTCCCGCGACTACTCGCAGAGCAACTACAGCTCCTCGCGGCTATCGCTGCTCGACGACCGCGATCTATGGCGAGTGCTGCAGCAGTGGTGGATTCGTGCATTTCGCGAGCCGTTGCACGCGCGCTGGCTGCAGGCCGCTGTGCTCGCCGGCGCCATCCCGGCGATCGCCCGCGACCAGTACCTGGAGTCCCCCGACAAGTTCGCGGCGTGCAGCTGGAAGCCGCGCGGCTGGTCCTGGGTCGATCCGACCAAGGAAGTCGCCGCCTACAAAGAAGCGGAGCGCGCGGGCTACATCACCAAGACCGACGTCATTGCCGCCACCGCCGGTGGCCAGGACATCGAAGACATCCTGCAGACGCGCAAGCGCGAGCTGGAACTGCTCGCTGAGCTTGGACTGCAGACCGACACCACGCACGACGCCGCGGCCGACGACGAGAGCGAGCCCGAGGCGCCGCCGGCAACTGAAACCGAAGACGACGACAGCGGCGAGCCGGGCGCCGAAGACGATGCCCGCCAGCGGGCCGGCCTGACGAGGGTGAAATGAACAGAACGCTCACAATCAATCGCGATGCAGTAGACAAGAAGACGCGCACCGTCGAGCTGGCGTTCTCCTCGGAGACGCCATACGAGCGCTGGTGGGGAGTCGAGATCCTCGACCACTCGCCAATCTCGATGGACATGTCGCGCCTGAATGATGGGCGCCATCCGTTGCTTCTTGGCCACGGCGATGCAACGCAGCAGGTTGGTGTCATTCATCGCGCGTGGGTCAACTCCGACCGCATCGGCCGCGCCCTCGTGAGGTTCGGAAACGGTCAACTGGCGTCCGAGGTCTTCGGAGACGTGGTCGACGAGATCAGGATGCTCGTCTCAGTCGGCTACGAAATCCACGAGATGCAGGAGTCGAAAAAATCGGCTGAGGGCGAGCTGGTAACTCGGACGCTAACGTTCGCCGAACTCGACGCGGAAATGCGCGCCCTGCATGGCGATAACTGGTTCCGTTCAGCTTCTCCGCCGGGAACAGCCATACGCGCCCCCGGCGATGAACTGCCGACCTATCGCGTTACCAAGTGGAAGCCGTTCGAGATTTCAATCGTACATGTGCCTGCAGACCCGAATATTTATGTCGGCAGGTCGTTTACCACCCCCGCGGCAACGTCCGCACAACCACAGGAGTCCGTCATGGACCTTGAGAAGACCGCCGCGGCGGGCGCAAGCGCCGAGATCGTTACCTCCGAAAAGCCCAAGATCGACGCCATCGGCATCGAGCAGCGCCGCAAGGAAGCGATCGTCAAATTGTGCAAGGGCAACCACATCGACGGTCGCGTCGAGGAGCACTGGATCAAGACCGGCGCGTCGCTGGAGCAGGTCTCCGACGAGCTGCTCGTGATTCTCGAGGAGCGCGGCAAGGCCGCGTCCACGCCAGCGCTGCTCGGCATGGAGAAAAAGGACGTCCGCCGCTACTCGGTGCTCAAGGCGCTGCGGGCCACCTTGTCGAAGGACTGGAGCCGCGCCGGTCTGGAGCTGGAAGCGCACAAGGCAATCATGCAGCGCGGCGCGCTGAATCCGCGGTCGGAAAATTCGTTTTTCGTGCCGATGGATGTGCAGGTCCGCGACATGACGTCCGCCGGCGTCTCCGGCTCCAACTACCTGGTCGCCATCGACAACATCGTGGGCAGCTTCGTCGAGATGCTGCGCAACGAGTCCGTGGTGATGCAGCTCGGCGCGACCCGCCTCACCGGCCTGCAGGGCAACGTCACCATCCCGCGGCAGACGGCAGCTTCCACGGCCTACTGGCTGGCTTCGGAGTCTACCCAGATCACCGAGTCGCAGCCCACCATCGGCCAGATCACGCTCAGCCCGAAGAACGTCGCGGCGCTGACGGAGATCAGCCACCAGCTGATGCAGCAGTCCGACCGGTCGGCGGAACAGCTGGTGATGACCGACCTGGCGCGCGTGCTGGCGTTGGCGGCAGACGTCGCTGCGCTGCGCGGCTCCGGTGGCTCTGGGCAGCCCACCGGCATCACGGGCACGTCTGGCATCGGCTCGTTCGACACCGACAGCACCAACACCTTCGCCGACATCCTCGACCCCCAGAACGACGTGGCGGCCGCCAACGCGCTGCGCCCCGGTTGCGCCTACGTCGCGGACCCGGCGTCGGCCGTACTGCTGATGCAGCGCCAGCGCTTCAGTTCGACCGATACGCCGCTGTGGGACGGCTCGCTGCTGCGCGGCCAGATGGCCGGCTTCCCGTGCATCGCGACCAACCAGATGAGCGCCAACACCATGCTGTTTGGGTGGTGGCCGTCGCTGATCATGGCGGAGTGGGGCGTGCTCGAGCTGATGGTGAATCCCTACTCGGACTTCACCCGCGGTCTGAGCGCTATCCGCGCCTGGTACACCATGGACGTCGCGCTGCGCTACCCGGCCGCGTTCAGCTACGACTCGTCCGTCGCGTAACTGAGGGGGCGCGGTGAAGCTCAAAGCCATCCGCGCCCACCTTTGCGACGGCCGCGCCGTCAAGGTGGGCGACGTTTACGAGGCTGAAGACCGCCTCGCCCGCGACCTGATCGCCTGGGGCAAGGCGCTGCCTGCGCCCGAGGCGTCGGCGCCTAAAGTCAAGCGCACGCCCATGACCACCGCATCCGCAACCGCGCTCGTTTCGGGCGCAGGAGACTGAATCATGCTCGCCAACGCCGCAGGCCACACCAGCCTGGAACTCCTTGCCGCCGGATCCAAGGCGGCCACTGCCAACGCTACCGGCTCCGCCGTTGACCTCCTCACCTACGAGGGTCCGATGGTCGTCGTCCAGAACATCGGCGCCGTCACCGGCTCGTGCGCCGGCAAAATCCAGGACTCCGCCGACGGCTCGACCGACTGGCAGGACGTCACCGGCTGGGCGTTCACATCCGCGACTGCTGCCGGCCAGCAGTCGATCACCATCGACGCCGACGGCTGCCGGCGCTACATCCGCTACATCGGCACCATTGCCACCGGCCCGTCCGTCATGGCCGTCGTCGCCATCGGCAAGAAAAAGTACGTCCCGTAACCCGCGCGCGGCCGCCTCCGGGCGGCCGTCCGCCTGGAGGTTCTATGGAATCCGAAGGCTCGATCTGGGGTCTGCTGCTGTTTGTTCTCGTGGTCGTCGGCTTCGTCGCGTGGAAGACCGGCGCGTTTGCGAAGCTGCGCGCGGCCATAAAGGACTCTGCCAAGAAGTAAGGGGGCGTTGTGCGCGATGACGAGTCCCACCCGGTTGCTGAAGAACTGCGGGACGTTCACCGCAGGATAGACGCTCTCAAGGAAGAGAGCGAAAGACATTACGACAGCCTTACAGACAAGTTCGCGGGCCTCACAGACAAGTTGCATGGTCTGGAGGTGGCCGTTGCGCGCGGCAACCGATTTCCGGCGGCTGCTTGGGTGGCTGCGACGGGTATTTTCCTCACGGTAGTCGGCACCGGAGCGGTGACCTTCTCCAAACTGGAGGCGGCTGCCGTGACGGGCAACAAAGCCATCACGCTGATCGAGTCGCACATGGCCGGCAGCAGCGCGCGCTTCGAGACGATCCAAGAGGCATCGCGCTTCATGGCCGACTGGGGTGGCCGGCTGCCGCTGATCGAGGAGCGCGTTAAGTCCCTGGAAGGCCGGATCGTAGGCCAGGGTCCCGAGGGCTGGCACAGAAAGGACCACGACCTCTACGCCAAGATGATCGACGAGCGCAACGAGCGCATCAAACTGCGCTTGGACACCGTCGAGAAGCGTCAGGAGGAGATATGCCAGCGCGTGAGGCAGTGCAAGTGAGGTGCCCGTGCGGAGCCCCGCTCGCGGCCATCACGATCATGCTGGTGACTCTGGCGCTAGCCGTCGGGCTCTGGTGGGGCGTCGTGGAGGCGTTCAGATGAGCGACGACCGCAAGGCCGCCATCGTCGTCACCTCGCTCGTTGCGGCGCTCGTGCTGGCCGCTGCGGGCCTGTCGGTGTGGCTCGGTGGCGTCGTGTTCAACTGGGTCATGGGAGGTAGCTGATGGCCGCACCGCTCGTCGCTCTGGTCGTACCCGCCATCATCGAGGCCGCCGGCAAGGCGCTCGACCGGATTTTCCCGGACCCCAACCAGGCCGCGGCGGCCAAGCTCAAGCTGTTGGAGATGCAGCAGCAGGGCGAGTTCAAGCAGCTCGACACTGACCTGAGCCTGGCCTTGCAGCAGATGCAGATCAACATGATCGAGGCGTCGAGCCCGAGCGCGTGGTCTTCTGGCTGGCGTCCCGGCGCTGGCTGGGCAGGCGTCGCTGGCATGGCGTACACCGCGCTTCTTCAGCCGGTGCTCGCCTGGGTGTCTGCGGCCAAGGGCTGGCCGATGCCGCCCGATATTGGCTCCGACGAGCTGTGGGCCGTGATGTTCGGGCTCTTGGGCTTGGGCACGATGCGCTCGTTCGACAAGGCCAGGGGGACGACGCAGTGACCCCCGACAAGTTCCTCCGCCACATCGTCTGGCCTGGCCTGATCTTCGCCAGCGATGTCTCGGGACACGCACTAGGCGGCGCGCGGGCCGAAGTCATGCTGCTCGCGATTGCCGGCCAGGAATCCAACCTGGAGCACCGCTTTCAGGTCCACGGTCCCGCGCGCGGCTACTGGCAGTTCGAGCGCGGCGGTGGGCTGGCGGGCGTCCTGAGTCACAAGGCCACGAGCATGATCATGCACGAGGCGCTCGACGCGCTCGCCATCGACAAAGGCTACGAGGCCGTCTGGGCCGCGCTGCCGTACTCGGAGCTGTTGCAGGTCACCGCGGCCCGCTGCCTGCTCTGGACCGACCCACAGCCCCTGCCAGAGGTCGGAGACGAGCAACTGGCCTGGGCCTACTACCTGCGTTGCTGGCGGCCGGGCAAGCCGCGCTGCGACGACTGGACGACGCACTACAGGGCGGCCTTGCAGGCCGTCAGAGGTTGACCGCGGCCGAGTGCCGCACCGGGTAACAACGAGAGGACACGATCATGCCAGCAGGTGACATCAAATGGTTTGCTCAGGCGCTGCACGACCTCGGCAACAAGCTTCACGACATGGACGGCGA